TCAGGAATTGCACTTGTTCGAGTTTACGGAACCCATCATCCTCATATCCCGAGAAGTCCCGTGGTTTCTCAGGAGGAGTGTACAATATATTCTTAGCCAAGTACACTTTAGCTATAGCAGGAGAATTGAAGAATGGCTTGACGCGGGTTGAAACCGCTCCAATAATGTCATCGCCATTACATCCAATACGGACGTTCTCATCGAAGCTGGTCATTGAATTGAACTCTATCATATCCAATGGTTCTTCTTCAGGTCCTTCGCTCATCACTGCTAGTCTCCTCTCTTGTATTTCTTTTACAGAGGGGCGGCCATAATTGCAGAAATCTTCGCGTGATTTCATCACAAATTCATGCACGTCAGCAAGCTGTTGGCTGACTGCTCTATCGACGATCTCATACCAGACCATTCGCGTTCTACAACTATTACCGAGAGTATTAAAACTTGATGTTACAAAGATCCCGGAATTCATGGAAACGAAGATGAAATATACCACGTCTCCCATCACATGGTATCGAAACACAGCTGTGTGAAGGATGGTATACGCACCACGCCTAGTCGTAAACGATTGATCATAAAGACCAACCGCTTCGTTAAAGCCATGCACGATATCTATGCACATTTTCATCGTCTGAGCGTCAAAACGCCCATCCCATTCCGAAAAATCTCCTTCAAAGTAGTTCTCCCCTACACCTCCAATGTAGTTAAAGAACTCTGTCACGTCAAAGCCCAACATATTAATCCCGATGGTTGAATCCATCTTCCATCGAGCCTTAAGCTGTAGCGCAACAAACACTCCGGCAATACGCTTCATGCAAATGAGTGCGACCAAGTCACAGATATTAAACAAACGAGTTTCGCACTCTTGAACTCGCTCTATCTTTCTTTTCTCAACTTTGAGAACATCCTTGACCATGTTGTCTGGAAAAACTCCAGTAACGACGGTTCGATATGCGTGATCAAGGCGCTCCCTCAGTCGGGGTCCAGGGACATATTTTGGTTCTTGTTCGGTCCCAACATTGATAAAGGCCCATTTCTTGCCTGACTCCAAGCCTTTCTCCCGTTCAGTTGGAAATCCAGGAGCGGTCGCCATGTTAATTGACTCAATCAGGCCGGGAATGCCATTAATCGCTTCATCCTCCGACAACAACTGAGTCGGAAGCGTACCAAACGAATAGTACAATGAAACGGCTTTCTCGATCTGATAAGTAATGACCTTCTTCTGATATTTGATATCCCAACCTCCGGTCTCGAGGTTGAACTTCTCACTCGCTTTTGACGCTGGATTATCAGGTTGCAACAAACGAGGATCTCGATGGTGTAATGGGACGGGTTCGAGATTATGTTCCCAATTGTCGAACAATGGCGATGTTTTAATATCAC